TAAACTAAACCAAAACCATATGCTGCCGCCTCTTCAACAGCTGCCTGCAAGGCCTCTTTATCTTCAAGGGAGACGTTTGACATGGGTAGAGTTATTCCTGCATACACATCTATATTTTCAAAGTTTCCTATATTAATTTTTCTATTGACGCCGCATATAAAAACTGGATTTGTTGATATGCTCATTTCGCTTGACAAAATCTGTACCACCTTTTCTATAGAATGATTGTCTGACTGCTCGAATGCTGATGGAACTATCTTAGGCATACACGCCTACCGAACTACGAACGAACTCAGACGTTAATGCCGCCTGGGTTTCAATGCTCTTGTCATCTGTATCCATAACTAAATCAGCCATGGAACAAACTTCATCCATTTGCAGCTCAGAGATATGATTTAATTGCTCATCAGTCATAAGCATTCCATCTCTTTGCATCATTCGGTCTCTCCTAACTTCTTCCGAAGCAGTATAGCATATCAGTATGCCATTTTCGTGATTTTTAATTGCCTCTGCCTCATTTAGCATTCTTACGTCGGATATTATTACCGACATTGGCAATGGCTCTACATCCTCCTGCAGAGATCTTACATATTCAAAGTGAATAGATCTAGCTTTATTTATGGCCCAATCAGCAAAACAGTCTATATATTGAGCACGACATAGGTCACCCGCTTTCTGCAAGAAGCTTCTAGGCTTAATTCCCTCCGGCTCTATAGGTAGGTCATATACATTTCTAACCAACTGAACCATTTCCTCGTATACAGGTACATTAGCTATCGGTGAGCCACCGAATAGATCATATAAAGTATCATGAATTCCATACATCTGTCTTGTCATAGCTCGAGACCCGCTAACCATCTTTCTAACAGATGCTAATTCATATAGCGGTAGCGCAAAATATATATGATCCCATACCATTCCATTCTCTGAATTTATTATTCTTGCTTTAGGAACTATCGCTTCTGCAGCCGAGGTTTTACCCGTTAAGGCTTTACCTGCAAGACCTACGACAATGGGTTTTTCTGGATTATATTTTATAATACTCATTATTTAGTTGCCTTTAATATACTTTCTCTTCTTTCTTCAAGTTGATCTAAGAACTGTTTAGCTAAACTGTCTGCTTCCCAAACAAAAGCCCTAGGTACTTGGACAACTCTAAATTTATATTCTTCTCTTATTTCCTCTATGGTCATCAGAAGTGGTACAAGTGCGCTATTTTTGCATCTCCATTTGCCATTAACCTGATTTGCTACAACAGCTGAATCTGTATAAATAATTGGATCAACCAGATCTGCCATAGAACATATTAGCAGACCAGCTATTACAGCCTCATACTCTGCCTCATTATTGGTTCTGGGACCTAAGCCTCTTGCAAACTGCGCAACCTTCTTCCTATTCCTATATACCACAACTCCACATGAAGCTTCTCCATACTTCTTTTGCCCTTGCCCCCTAGAGGCACCGTCGCAAAATACCTCTACGTTCATGTTATGTCTCTATCCAGTATTTGATATATGTCCAGTAGAATGTCTTGAACATCTGCTTTAAGAATCAGGTTGGCAGATATGTTGGAAAATTCCAATAATCTTTCATCTACATATTCCTTCATCTCAGATAATCTTATTATACATTCGTCAGTCAACATTAATTCCTGATCTAACACCATGATTTGTAACCATATCCTTAAAGTTTTTCATTTTTGATGGAGTATCTACTTGAAGAGTTCTATATAGATAATATCTTAGGCTGTTTAATTCTACCTGTAAAGGAAAATCTAGTGTAGATCTATTTTCTGAGTAAAACTCATCAGAAGTATTTACACTCTTATAATGCGCTATATACACAATAACTCCTAGTAGGTACTAAAATCTGAATCTAAATAGCTGCCTCTTTCCTCTCTGTGGGCAGCTATCTGCATCGATTGCATTTTATCCATTAGCTTTCTGGCTGATTCAGAGGCTATTCTTGCGGAGGTTTCTATTGACTCAGCTAGCTCAACTATAGCCTCGCAAGTAACAAAAGCGGCGTACTCCTCTTCAGCAGCGTTCATCGCTGTAGCTTCTCTCTCATCTTCATTCTTGCCGACTTTGTTTGCCTTATATTTCTTCTTGTAATTACCTTCTAATATCTTATACTGAGCTCTAGCTATGCCAGCAAACCTAGCTGCACGCCCATAAACGTTTGATGTCCTAGCAACTAAGGATGCTATTTGATCTATACCCAAATCTATCACATCAGTTTCTGGTATTTCAACAAAATATTTCATTTGCTGCTCAGCATCTGCATATGCCATTGTTATCTCATATAGTTGTGGGCCCAATATGCTATTTAAAGTTAGCCGTATGTCTTGCATGTATGTCAATTTTTTTTCTCCATTTTGATTAAGAATGCAAACTCGTTAAAATCGTCGTTCATAATAGCTTCCTTAATCTTACCTCTTATCTTCACTAGGTGCTCCCTAACTGTGTTTGGATGCTCGTTTATTCTAGCAGATATTTGACTAGATCTCATACCGTCTACATATCTCCACTTCAAAAGTTGCCTCTCTTGAACCGACAGGATATTGAAAGGTTCCATATTGTTTTCCCCCAAGACCCAGAATTCATCTATCTTATCCGCGTACAGCATTTGCTCCATACTGTATTCCACAGGGTCGGCTTTAAATCCTACTGTGTTTTCATCAGAATTTTCATCACTACCAGATTCATCTGCCAACAGAGGGAAGGTTTTCCTGCCCAACTGATCTATTAAAAAGGTATCAACATTTTTCTTTAGGAGATAAAAGAAATAACTGTACAAAAAACCACTAAAAGGAATTGGACCTTTTCTTTCGTACCTTTCTATACATTGAAAAAACGTCATATCAACAGTCTGCCTGATGTCCTCTTCGTCGCCATATCTTTTTGCCATGTAATTTATACCACGCATACATTCGTTAACGTTTTTTATTACATTTGAATTGAACTTCTGCTTCATCAAAGAAAATCTTGTTCCAGGATCTTTTATGAATAAAGATATAAACCTTCGAATATCGTAGTCATTAAGATTATACTTTCCGTGGTAAAGCATTGTAGAATACTTGGTGAGGAAATTATTAAAAACCTTTACCAACTCTTCTTGATCTTTTCCTGATCCAGTTTTTGCTCGCGCTATCAGGCTTTGCATCTCCTCTTCTTCTAGAGAATAATATTGTTCTTTATAACTTTTCTTTGGCTTCACTTTTTTCCTTCCCAATGTATAAGATACTCGGAGTAATTATCCCTTATATCTTCGTAGAAAATAATTTTGGGAACTTCTAAGTCACTCATAAAGTTTTTAGCATCTCTAGAATATTTACCTATAACGCAGGTAAGCTTAGTAAACTCTTCTGGATAATATCTTTTAAATCTTTTTAATTTTATCTTACTTTTATCGTCTAGATATCCTTTTATTTCTATCCAGTCTTCATTTCTTGGAAGAAAAAAATCTGGAGTGTAGGCTTTTGTTCCCCTTTTTATTGGAAAGGGGAAAACTGTAGGTTCAAAATCAAACTCAACCTTATACAGATTAAGCACGCGTGCAAAGTTTGCCTCCCAACTGGATCTAAAACTCATGCCTAGATCTTTTCTAACCCCAGTCTTTGTGTACCTGTAGGCGTTGCCGGATCCCCTTTGCCTAACCCCATCATTGTCGATGACTTCGGTTGCAATCGCTTTGTTTCTGATATTATTCATGTTGGGATGTTTTTTGAAGGAAGATTTTTCCAGAAAAAACTGTTTTGGCTCGACAAGGTTGAGTTCCATATGATATCCTTTACACTTGTAAACGTATGAGTACCTTATATTATACAACAGAAAATAAAAAAATACAAACACCTAAGAAAGAGGTACAAAAAATGAATACACTTAACCAACTCACCAACAGCATCGTTAACAAGATCAACGAGCAGACAATCAATGATCTAATATCAACTGGATTTGATCGTGAGCGAGCAGTTAAAGTTGTAACCGAGTTCGAAGACTTCGATCTCATTCAGGATTCAATTGACAACGAAGTTACTGACTTCTGATATTCATTACTAGAAATAGCGGGGAGTTGAGAAATCGGCTCCCCGCTATTTTTATGCCCTTTTACTGTTCCTAAATGCACCCGTAGCACATGCTCCAGATTTAGCATGATCGCAGAAGGAGCAAACCCTACCGTTTGATGTGGGTGTAAAGTTCTGATCATTTATAATATTATTCATAGAATTAACTAAGTTAACCTTAACTCTTTCTATGTCTTCTTTGGTGAAGAGGTGACCTTTTCTTCTTCCTGATCTAAGATAATACATTTCTGCGTATATCTCTTTTCCTGGAAATATCTCCTGAGCAGCTAGGGCGTATATTCCTAGCTGGAGACTATTTGGTATTTCTTTATTAGAAATCTCCCACTTACCAGTCTTATAATCTATAATTGAAACTCTATCGCCAGTAACATCTACTCTGTCTATGTAACCACGAACAACATAAGAGCCTATAATTAATTCAAATCCCATTTCTTTGGCGTATATGCTCAGCGGCATGCCGGAATTTGTATCGTAAAATTCATCTATAATGACATTACCAGCATCAAGGAGCTGCTCAGGTATAAGGCCTGTAGGATCCCACTTAGGTATAGTTTTAGTATACTCAGACTTAAGCTCTTCTAGATCCAGTTCCTTATTATTGTCCAGTGTATTCTCAAGAACTTCGTGAACTATATTTCCTAATACAGCTGCTGGTGCAAACTGCCTGGGCTCTTTTGATATGTAAGAATAAAAGTATTTTGCAGGACACATGTTATATGTGTCTATTCTAGAATAGGAAAAATCTACTAAAGATAATTTTTTAAATTCACTAATGTAATCTACGTTTAATATTTCTATTTTATTACTCCTAAGAACTACTCTTCATTTGGGTCATAGATTATGACTCCATTTTCATCAAATTCTCTGCCTATTTCATCTATTGTATGATTATTTTTAAAGTTCAAATAACAGCCTTGGCCGACAGGAATCCATCCTGTCTCACCAATTTCCATATGATCATCTTCCAATCTTGGCCACATAGTTTCTCCTATCTAATATCGTTTATCTTTTCGATATCTATATAGTAATTCAATAGAGTGCAAAGATCCTTGATCTCTTCTTCTGAGGCATAGAAGCCTACTATTCCATTTTGGATATATATCTTTTCAACCTCTTGGGTGGATTTATTGATATATTCTGTAATCTTAAAATTTCCCAAACTAATATCTAGTAGTTCATACATAGTTACTCCTCGTAAATTGTTATTGGATTCCAATTTGGATCATTCATTTTCTCTCTCATGTCTGCTACATAGGAATCCCAGTCTCTTTCGTCTTCAGACTTCTTCTGATACTTTACTTCACCGGCAAATGGATCACTTCTGAACTTAGTTATTATTACTCTGCCCTCTTGAGTTCTCCATCTCAATACCCCTTCTGTACACTGGCAGAAGTCATCTGGATGAGGATCTATTCTTCCAGAGGGATCGTATCTGCCACTACAATCTGCGCACTTTGCGTACTTACCTTTATCGCCACACCTATTGCAAGATGAACAAAATCTCCAGCAATCTTTTGTTGAAGGATTTTTATATGTGCCATTAGCTGCCATTATAACTCCAAACTAATAATGTCTTTTAAAGCCTGCTCCATCTTATATGAAACATTCGAATTAAACTTATAACTTACAATCCTATTATGCGAATTGCACTTAATATATACGGGTCTATCACCTTTTGCTGAATTAATTATATCATATATCTTTTCAATAATCTTAGGCGAAGGGTAATCGGTCATCTCTAATACTATAGACTTACCGCTCCTAAATAAAGATGAATCAAGCTGCTCAGAGGAAGAATAGAACATTTTGACCGGAGAAGCTTCTTCATCACCATCTTTTGTTAGGGTTCCAGAGAATATATATATAGAACCCTTTTTTAAGCTATCTTGATTTATTTTAGCTGCGTCTCGAGGAAAAATTATTATCTCTATATCAGAAGATATATCTTCAAGTATCAGCTTGTACATCTTCTGATTCTTTTTGGTCATGATAGTTTTTAGCTCTGTAATCATGCCGCCTATTCTGACATTTGATCCAACTGGATACTCAACTACATCAACTATTTCGGTATCTATCTTCGGCCTAATTACATCCCATATACCATAAACGGGATGATCAGTAACATAAATCCCAAGTTCATTTTTTTCTGACTCAAGAACATCTAATTCACAAAGTCTATTAACAGAGTCCTGGTCTTTATCATACAACTCATCAAAAGCCCCAGCCCTAACCAGATGCTCTAACGTAGACTTCTTAAGTATGAGAGGGTCACATCTTCTGAAAAAATCAAAAACATTAACAAAAGGATGAGCACTGTCTTGGCATCCGACAATAGACTCTGCTATTGACGCACCTATCCCATTAACTGCAGAGAAACCAAATATTATAGTAGATTCATCAACGACTTCAAAATCTATTTTTGATTTATTTATAGACGGAGCAAGGACTTTTATTCCCAACTTTCTGCAGTCAGACAAGTACAGTGCCTGCTTGTCTTTATTCCCAACGACAGAACTCATCAGAGCTGCCATATACTCTACGGTATAGTTTGACTTTAAATATGCTGTTATGTAACTAACCATAGCGTAACTTGCTGCGTGAGCCCTATTGAATCCATAGCCACCGAAATATTCTATATCTGAAAATATTTTATTAGACTTAGAATCATCTAGATCAGAGTACTTTTGACAGCCTTCGACAAACTTTGATCTCATCAATGGTATTTTATCCATCAACTTTTTACCAATTACTTTTCTTAAGTCATCGGCTTCAGCTGAAGTAAATCCCGCCAATTCTCTAGCAACACCAAGCACGTCTTCCTGGTACAGCATGATCCCTAGCGAGGGTGCTAAGACTTTTTCCAACTTGGGGTGCTCGTATGAAACCTTACTTCTTCCGTGCTTTCTGTCTATATACTCCCTATCCATACCAGAGCCCATCGGCCCAGGCCTATGCAGGGATATGAGGGCCATTATGTCTTCTATGGATCTTGGCTGAAGTGAGATCATCATTTCTCTCATTGAAGATGACTCCAACTGAAAAACACCCATGCAATTACCCTTGCACAGTTCATCAAAAGTCTTTTGATCATCTATGGGGATAGCATCAACATCTATTTCTATGCCCCTATTTTTTGCAACCAGCTTAATACAAGAGTCTATGACACCTAGGTTTCTTAGTCCCAAAAAGTCTATCTTCAATATTCCGCATTGCTCCACCCTACCCATGTCCCATTGGGTTATGATTGGATTATCTACTCCCTTTTGCATTACTGGCAGATATTCCGTCAAGGACTCTCGGGATATAACTATCCCTGCAGCGTGCATTCCTGTCTGCCTAACTATGCCCTCTAGCCCAAATGCTGTATCAACTATTTCTTTGGAAATAGGGTTTTTACTATACTCATCAATAAACTCACCTACTTCCATGCATTCAGAAAGACTTTTTGATATACCCAATATAGGTGCAGGTACTTTCTTGGCTATAGAGTCCCCTTCAGAGAAGGTATAACCAAGGGCTCTTGCCGCATCTCTCAGTGACTGTCTTGCGCCAGTCTTATTAAAGGTACATATATGGGCAACTTTGTCGTCACCATATTTAGTTCTAGCGTAATCAATTACCCTATCCCTATATCTATCATCAAAGTCTAGGTCGATATCCGGCATAGACTTTCTGCCTTCTACCAAAAATCTCTCGAACATTAAGCCAAACTTAATCGGATCAAGATTGGTAATCTCAAACGCATAAGAAAGAACACTGCCTGCAGCAGAACCTCTACCCCAGCCGACCCTAATATCATTTTCTTTAGACCACTTAACGAGATCGGAGACTACCAAAAAGTATTCTGGAAATCCCATATCTTTTACTACTTTTATTTCGTGCTCGGCCCTAGATACTATCTCCCCAGGAAGAGGGTCACCATACCTAGTCTTTAAGCCTTCCCACGCAAGTCTCTCGAAGTATTGGACTGATGTTTCGCCATCTGGTATTGGAAAATCTGGAAAATAAATCTCACCAAAACTAAGGTCAACATCAACCATGTCACACACGTGCATGGAGTTATCTAACCAATCTTCTGGAAATACTTTAGACATCTCATCAAAAGACTTAAGGTAGAAATTATCACCATCAAAAGAAAATCTATTTTCAGTATGTATATTTGAGTTAGTAGACACGCATAGCATTATGTCATGGGCACGTGCGTCTTCCTTGTGTACATAATGACAATCGCCGCTTGGAACAACTCTAGCGCCTATAGTCTCAGCTATGCTGACGAGCTGATTCATAATCTTTTTTTGCTCCGCAAGACCGTGATCATGTACTTCTATAAAATAGTTTTCCTTACCAACTATGTCCTGCATCTTTGCAGCGCTCTTTAGCGCATAGTCGTAGTCACCTCTTAGGAGGGCTTGAGCCACCTCACCATTTAGGCATCCGGAAAGGACTATTAGGCCATCACTGTATTGAGATATGAGATCATGATCAACTCTAGGCTTCACATAATAACCCTCAAGATAAGACATGGAAGATATTTTTATTAAGTTATGATAGCCGGTATTATTCTTTGCTAACATAGTTAAATGATATGGACCTCTTTGCTCCCATTCATTTTTTGCTGGACCAGATCTCTCTTCTTCATCTTTGTCAAATCTAGTTTTTCTTGCCTGATACAATTCTGACCCAAGAATCGGCTTAACACCAACTGCTTGACCAGCATCGTAGAAATCAAGCCAAGAGTGGATATTGCCATGATCAGTCGTAGCTATTCCAGACATGCCCAAAGACTTGGCCCTATCCAAATACTGCTCTATATCACCATGGCCATCCAACATAGAATAGACGGTGTGATTATGTAGGTTAGTCCAATTTCTCATTAAATTCCTCTACCGCCATCAGAGTCTCTGAGTGCGTCATCTCTGGTTTCTCTATACGTAATTATAACAACCCCACCACAATACTTGCATGGGACCGGCTTACCATCCTGTGCAAAGGGGCTTGCGTACATATATTTATCTGGCTGATCAGAGTGACACTCTGAACATACTCCAATTACATCATCTGGATCTTTTACTTCTGCCATATTATTCACCTCCTTTCGAAACTGAAACGTAAGCAAATCTGACTGGAGATGGAGAAGATGGCTCATCCGTCTCTACGTATCTATCTCCAATTTTTATCCACTTATTTCTTTTATCTAAAGAACAATCACCACATCCAACGCCCACAGAATTTGCCCTATCACAAGTATATGGCCTACCGCCAATGCCAAGCTGTCTTCTCTTTATCCAATCGTTTATATGACTCATACTTTTTTCATAGTTATAATCTTCGCAGTTGCTAAGTATACCATGAAGAAACTTTATAGACTCTTCCGAATAGGACAGGACTGAACAGAGAAATAATCTTGCTTCATGCTCTAAAAATTTTGTATCTATAGCCTGCTGCCAAAGTCTCTTTATCGCTGGACATCCTTCTACTAATCTTTTAGGCGTAAATTCTTTACCCACTTCCTTAAATTCTTTGAATGCTTCGGATCCATGCTTATTGAAATAAGCCATAAAGTCTTTGGATCTTTCTTTGTCTATCTCAGATTCGTATATATGGTTCCTATACCATTCATTAGCTTTTGCGTTAAACTCTGGATATTCTCTATCAATAGGTCTTGACTCTTTGCAGTAATCTGATATCTCTTCATAGGAAAGATCTAGTAATTCTTTCGGTATTAGGTTTTTATATAGACCGGTATCTTGATGTTTAGAGCCAGCGAGTCTCCACATTCTTCTTGCATCATAAACGCTAAAATCAAGATTATCTAAAGACAGCTTATCTTTAAGGCTGTTAGCTATCCATCTAAATATATTAGGAAGATTATTAGACGGATTGATACCAAGAGACTGTGGTTCACACTCAAGATGGAAACCCTTTTTTCCAGTAAAGTAAACAGCCAATGCATATGATGGTATATGCTCCAGGAGATAGTCGTAAAGCCTACTAACCTGACTAAGGGATTCGGCGGGATTGTCACTATCTATATCGAAATACAGTGGACCTAAGCGAATCGCTTCATCTATATTTTTATTATCATAATGCCAGATAGAAGTATACAGTCCAAGGTTATTATATTTACTTCTGAAATCTTCTATCTCAGAAATATCTAACATTACAGGATTGTCCCCATCCTTAATCCTAATTACACGAGATAAATCAGGTACATATCTTGCTACCTCTACATGTCGCCACCTATATAGGAATTTATCTTTATCTGCGGGTATTATCATATCTTAGCCTTAATCTCTTTAGAGTAGATATTTAAAGAGGCGACCTTTCTTTCTGGGTTTATTAGATGAGAATGGGATCTATAGTATACGGATTCTCTGATAATGTTGTCAAGAGAATCTATTAAAAAATATCTATTAGCTATTCTCTGCTCTTTTGTCTTTTCTCCACTTTTCATTTATTAATTCGCTATCTTCTATTAATAGGTGTAATTTACTAGCAACATTATCTGCTAAATGAACTATATAATCCAGGTAGGTTATTGGGTAAGTTTCAGGTACCGGTGACCATGGACCAAGATGACATCTAACCAGTCTCATTATAGTTTGTATAGC